ACTAATAATAATATAGTTGGGGGAATTACTTATGATAGGAAGGGAGCTTATTATGGTGAGACTTATTCTCCTCCGAAAGAAGGAGAAGAAATACCAAACATGAAGTTGTTTGAGGGCGATACTATGTTCCAGGGTAGATTTGGAAATAAAATAAGGTTCGGAAGTACTAATTTACCGGCTGAATCACCAGGACAGTTGAATGATTGGTCTGTGGGTGGATCTTCGGGATCTCCTATAACAATAATATCTAATGGCGGTGGGGATTTAGAAAATTTAGATGAAGATCCTTCTTCCATATATTTAACAAGTGATCAGTCTTTGCCTATTTATTTGCAGTCTCCTACACCTAAAACCCTTACGAGTTTGGAGCAATATTCTAATAATAGTCAAGTGGTAATTGCTTCGGATAAATTGGTTTTTTATACCAAAGATGGAATTGGAGATATTATAATTTCTGGTAAAGGAACTTCTTATTTGATGGGAGAAAAGGTTTATCTTGCAACCAATGAATGGTCAAATGTAGATGTTAATAAATTGATGGAGCTAATCGAGGGACTTTTAGATCAATTAAAGGCTCTTACTTCAGGACAATCTACATTTACGACAGGGATGGGCCCAACTGGCCCGGCATCAAATGCAGGTCAAGTTTTGCAACTAAAGGCAGATCTTGCTCTTTTGAAGGGATAATCTTATGTTTAATTATGGTGCTATATCGGAAGCTCTATCAAAACCGCTAAGTCATTCTACTTATATAGATTCTGCAATGATGTGGACGGAATTTATTAGTAATTTTACAAAGACTATGACTCCCTTAGTAAATCCCGGGATGGAACAACAAGGAAGAGATGCTCTATATAATATTATATATGGAGGATTGCAAATACCTAGTGGTTTTTTACCGGCATTAAAAATTGGTCTTCCTGCATATTCGGGATTTTTAATTCAGGGAATGTTACCTAGTTTTGTTGGAACACCCCCCACAATACCTGTGCTGCTTGAACCAGGGATAGTATTGGGAATGGCAGGAGCTCCTGCAATTGAAGTTATGAAATCTCATTTTAATGCAATTGCTTTATATTTTACAACGGGAACAGCTGTTCCCAGTTCGGGTGGTCCTCTTGTTATGTGGCTTTAAAATTTTAGAAGTTAATATTTATATTATGATTAATTATGGCTAGAGAAATATTTCAATATGAACCCTTAGATTCTGAACCAGATGTTGCAGTTGGTTTGTCTTTGCCTATTAATATTATTGGCGGGAAATTTAAGTCAACATATACAACAACCGATCAAGCTAGAACTAATTTGAAGAATCTTTTATTAACAATAAAGGGCGAAAGATTTTTTCAACCTGATTTTGGGACTAATTTATATAAGGTCTTATTTGAACCAAATACGGAATCTTTGAGAGATAATATAAAGGAAGAAATTAAGAGTTCGGTTTCAAAATGGACTCCATATGTAAATTTAGAAACTATAAATGTATCTGGTCAGGATAATACAGTTAGAGTCAAGATTGATTATACCGTTTCACCATCAAATTTTGGTTCATCAATTACTTTAGAATTCGATTTAACAACAGGAATATCATCCGAAATAGGAGGATAGGAACAATTTAAAATGTCTTATAAAAATTTAAATGTACAAAAAGATTCCAAAGAAATAACTTATCTAAATAAAACTTTTGGAGATTTTAAAGCAAATTTAATAGATTTTGCAAAACAATATTTTCCGGATGCTTATAATGATTTTAATGAAGCAGATCCAGGAACAATGTTTATTGAAATGTCTTCATATGTAGGAGACGTATTATCTTTTTATGCTGATTATTTATTCAAGGAAAATTTGATTCAATATGCTTCGGAAAAAGCTAATGTTTATTCAATTTCCCAAGCTTTGGGATATAAGCCAAAGATATCCGTTTCGGCTAATGTTACCTTGGATATATTTCAGATAGTTCCCCCCACGGGAAGCGATGATACTATTGCTCCAGACTATAGATATGGATTAAGGCTTAATGAAGATATGGGAGTAAGAGCTGATAATGGCTCGGAATTTAGAACTATTGAACCTGTAGATTTTCAAGCCATTTCTAATTTTAGTCCTAGAGAGGCATCTATTTATAGTGTAGATTCCAATGGAACTCCGGAGTATTATTTATTAAAGAAGAGTGTTCGAGCTAGCTCTGGCGAAATAAAGGAATTTGATTTTCCAGTTACAGGGATACAGAAAAATTTTAAGATTTTATTATCGGATGAAAATGTTATTGGTATTTTATCTGTAATTGATTCTGAGGGAAATGAATGGACTGAAGTAAACTATTTGGCTCAAGAAACTACTTTTAATGAGATTGTTAATTCAAATACAAACGATCCTGGAATGTCTGGCCAATCTGCAGAAACCCCATTCCTTTTGTGTTTAAAAAAAGTTCCAAGAAGATTTATCACAAGAGTAAATTCGGAAAACAAATTAGAATTACAATTTGGTTCTGGAATTAGTAGTAATCCCGATGAAGAAATTATACCAAACCCAGATAATATTGGATCGGGATTACCCGGTAGTATAAATAATCTCGATCGAGCTTTTGATCCTTCCAATTTTATTTTTACAAAAACATATGGTCAGGCTCCCAAGGACACAACTTTTACTGTAAAATATTTGGTTGGCAGGGGCATCGAGGATAATGTAGGTAGCGGAGCTATTTCGGATATTTTCACCTCGGTAGTAAATATAGATACTACAAATTTGGTTGGTTCTACAGTTGATACGGTAAAAAATTCTTTAGCTGCAACAAATCCTTCTCCTGCCGGAGGAGGAAGATCTTCAGATACAGTTGAAGATGTTAAAAATAATTCTTTGGCATATTTTAGAACTCAAAATAGAGCAGTAACAAAGCAGGACTATTTAATAAGAACCTATTCAATGCCACCTAGATTGGGAAGTATAGCAAAGGCTTGGATTGGAAGGGATGTTCAAATGACTTCTGGTATGGGTGGAGGTTCGAGCTTAACTAATGGATCAGGAGCTCTTGACTATACTGTATTATTCGACCCCGACCTTGGTAAGGAAGATGGACCATGCACTCCAGATCCACTATATGGTTGGAATGCTTTGGAGGATTATCAACAAGAAGCAGCTTGGACGACCTGGGAGGATATGGGATCCCAAGGCCCAATGCCCGGAACTCAGGATTGGATCACAGAACAAATTGAAAATGAAGGTTTTCCCATGGCAGAAGATCCCTGCATTACTGCCCATCCAACCAATACAGGATATGGAGGAATCGATGAATTAATTGAAGTTGATAATTGTCTTTCCTTAGATTTATATATTTTGGGATATGATAATTCTAAACGATTGACAAAGGTTAATAGTGCAACAAAACAGAATCTCCAAACATATCTTTCTCAATATAGACTATTAACAGATGCTATTAATATTAAGAATGCTTTTATAATAAATATTGCAGTATTTTTTGATATAGTTCCACTTCCAAATTTTAATGCAAGGGAAGTTCTTTTGTCTTGCGTTAATAGACTTAGAGATCATTTTAATATAGATAATTGGCAAATAAATCAACCAATAATATTAAAAGATTTGGTAACATTATTAGCAACTACCGCTGGAGTTCAATCTGTATTGGGTAATCCGCGAATAGTTAATAAGTGGAAAACCTCAGATGGATATTCGGGAAACACATATGATATTGAACTGGCAACAAGAAATGGAGTCATTTATCCGTCTTTGGATCCTGCAATTTTTGAAATAAAATATCCCGATACTGATATACAGGGTAAGGTTGAACCAATAACATCTTAAGGACTTAAAAATGATTTATAGTATTTTTCCAAGTGACGATACTACTCTATATGAAGCTTCAAGCAGTTTAAATACTGGCTTAGATGCTATTTTAGAAATAACTAAACTGGGAGATCCATCTGGCTCTGCTGGTTCATTGGTATCTAGTGGTAGCATTTTCAATACAAGGGCACTTATTAAATTTGATATTACTAGTATATCGGCTTCTGTAGCTGATGGAACCATAACTAGTCCAAAATTCTATTTAAATTTATATGCCACTGAAGTTAAAGATTTAAATGTATCATATAATTTAAAGGCTTTTTCCGTTTCTCAATCTTGGGATACTGGAGTGGGAAGATTAGCTAATAATCCAAAATCAGATGTGGGAGCTAGTTGGAAATATAGAGATAGTAAATTGATTGGAACTCAATGGTTGACTTCTTCATTTGCTGCAGCTTCAACTGGATCTTTTATCTCTGAACCCGGAGGTGCAACTTGGTATACTGGATCTGGATATGAGGCTAGTCAAGCTTTTAGTTCCCAAACGGCCGATGTTAGAATGGACGTAACAGATCTGGTTATGAAATGGATTAGTGGTAGTATTCCCAATCAAGGATTTATAATTAAACATCCTAGATCCGAGGAGAATAATTCTACTGCATATGGAAGTCTTAAGTTCTTTTCGAGAGATACTAATACAATATATTTGCCCAAACTACAGGTTGCTTGGGACGATAGTTCTTTTG